TGGTGTGTCTCCTTTTCTTCTTCCCATAAAAAAACCTCCAAACTGAGTAATATTATCTTACATCAGTTTGAAGGTTTACACAAACTTTGGGATACTCCCTTACAAGTATTATTGTAAATGCTATACTATGGATTTTTCAATACACTTTTCATAAGTTTTTTCAAAAATTTCTTTCTTACATGGATAGATTTCTTCGTTTACGCCAGTAATAAGCATATCATCTTTTGTCATGAGGAAATCTCCCTCTAGTGTTGGGATAGTGTAAGAATTGCTGTCATATTGTCTAATGACGTAACCATTGTACATAAACTTAACAGGCATACCGTTAACCACAGTATCAGCGTTCTCTGCTCCGATTCTCATAAGCTCATCAAACGTGATTGCTTCTATCTCAACAGGCTTCTTTACATATTTAGCCATACTTTCACTCCTTATTCTGCAATCAACCATTCATTAGATAAGATATTGTTTAGTGTGTATTCCACCATTTTTGTATCTCTAATATCTAATAAGTCTCCCTTTTCTCCGTTGTCTTTATCTCTACACTGTATCATGATAGTTTCTTTTTCTGTATCCCAGTACCAGAAACCACCCCACGATGGAAGTTTTACTTTACGCCCTGCTTTCATTCTTTTAAATGCTTCTGCAAACGACATGCCGACATCTTCCACTGCAAGTTGCACTCTATAGCCGTCCTTGTGTACGATTCCATCTTTTCCATCTGTAATTGATGCAATCAGTTCTCCATCTTTTGTGATATTTAACTCTTTAAAATTTATACCGTCAATTATCATTCTTATTCTCCTTTACATCTCAAACTTGACATTTTCCCACTTCTTGTAAGCGTCCATGTACAGCTCGCTTTCATCTCCGTTGAATGTCATTTCATAATACATGCCATCAGATAATGTCGTGCTTAACAGTGCTTTGTGGTTCTGTAATGTTTTGGAATACCAAACAACATACACGTCATTCATTGTAATATGATTGTTGTCTGTCTTGTCCATATGTCCGTTCACATAATCAACAATCTTTGCTTTGCATACCGCTAAATATTCTCTACTTCCCATTTTTATTCTCCTTTATTTCTCGTGTGTTGTCAGTGCGTTTATTAACTCGTCTCGGGTTTTTTTTAGGCCCTCGATGTTGTTCCCTGTGATTTTGTTCTCAATCAAATTAAACATACTTTTCATGACTAAATTAACATCGTCCTGTTGGCTGTTAATTGTGTTGTAGTCACTGTTAAGCTTCCGTTTAATATCTTTGATGTCTGTCTCTATTGACGTTATACGTTGCTCTAAATCGTCCGTAGGCTTCTTGTAATGCTTATAGGCTTTATACAATACACCTACAGCTCCACCAATGGTTATAATCCACCCACACGCAACCATGAATTGATTAATAGTTTCCAAATTATTTACCTCGTGCGTTATTATACCTAGTCGCTGCACCTCTAGCAGATGATGATTGACTCCTATCCCATCCTGCGGTGTTGAGTCTTTCGTTTTGTGTCTTAAGATTGTTCTGCTTGCAGTAATCTTTATAAGCTTGATTCTGCTTCTGCAACAGTGCAGCCTTTTTCTGATATTCCATATCAAGCTCATGCTTTAAGGCTTCGTCCTTTGCATTATCTACAGCCGTTTTCATGCCGATTAACTGCCGTTTCGTCTTTCTGATACGTCTTTCAAGCTCTCTCTGGCGTTTTTTCTTTTCGTATTCTTTGCGATTCTCTTCGCTGTCAAAGTCCTCGAACGGATTGTTTATTCCATCCCCCGGACCGTGGGAGTGTCGGCAGTTTGCCCCATGGATTCCCTGCACATTCCCCATACCACAGACCGAAAAAGGTGGAAATCTTGGGTCGTTACCGCTTTTGCTGTAAAACTTGCCTTGCCACCAGAAGTGATTGGTCAAATTGTCCCCACCGTTTCCAATTCTGGCTCCCAGATGGGCAGATGTGAGAATTATATCCCAGTCCATCTCGTCCATACGTGCGTCTGTAATATCTGCTGCCATCTGGCTTACACCAGTACGGACCGCTCTTGCCGTAGCTGTCTCTATGCTATCTCTACGTCCACTAGGGTATGTTACGTCTGCACCCTTGTCTATAATGTCGTTAACAGCTTCTTTGACCGCTTCTGTGTAGCTTGTTGTACCGCTTGCTGTCTGGTTATATGCCTTATCCACTGCATCTATGTAATTATCGTGGCAGGCGTTCGGCATTGTGCTGGTGTAGTTATGCATCTCTCCCTTGGTCTTTTCGTAATTCCTCTGCAACAATCGTTGTAGATAAGGGCTTTCCCCTAGTGGTTTTGGTTCAAGACCTGCTTTTTTATACACTGCATCATCCCACTCTATAGCCTTTATACCTGCTTCTTTCATGGTCCGTGCAATTGTATCAATGCCTATCTTTGTTGTTTGTGCAATCTCTTTCTGTACCGCCTGCAAGATGTACCCTGCATCCTGCAATACATCCATTTGCCACTTGTCAATAGGAGTAAAAAGGTAATCCTCGCCACGTCCTAGTCTTATCATCATTCGTTCAATCATGACCGATACAATCTTGTTATGTAGTTCTTCCGCCTGCTTCTCTGCCTTTTCTGGCACATACCATAAGTAATCTGGCGTTAGCATAATCCCACCGCCTATTCTTCGGGGTCTTTTGCCATTAGTGTTGCATCTAGCATTTTCCCAACTGCTGCCGCATCCGTAGGCTTGCCCTCTTGCGTTAATGTTTTGTCTGTTTCTGTACTGCCTGTAACTCCCCTTTTTGCAGATGTTGTACAACAGCTTTTCTTGTTTTGTAAATGGTTCGGGCAGTTTTACATCTTCGCCACTAAGGTATGCAAGATATTTTTCAATTCTGTTCTTCCCCATGCTTTCACTCCTCTCCGCTTGCACCAAAAAGGGTTGGTTCTTTTGGCTGTGCTTCTGCTACTAATGCTTTCGCTTCTTCTTCGCTAAATCCCTCAAATTTGACTAAGTAATACCAGAATGGGACTTTTCCTGCAACAGTAAAGCTATACCATCTTGATCGGTCCTCATTTTCGTTGTATGTAATATCCCCAAAGTCAAACACTATTTCATACGTTCCAACAGGGGATAATTGATATAAGTCTGCAAATATACTAAGTGCATTTATTAACTCATTCATGCACTTTTGTAATTTATCTCTCATATCCTTAACCGTCTGAATAGTTCTCTGCTGATCTGCTTCTACCCATGTAGCTGTTTGTATACCTGTTTTTTCATTGAATACAAAGTAACCATTGGAAAATCCGCATTTATATCCAATTTGACTTAACAATGCATTGATACCCTCTATTCTTGCAGATGTATTTAAGGATGGATTTACTTCTTGATAAAATCCATCCATTCCAGTCCCGTTTACGTTTTTAACGTATTCTGGTAATTTTAAACGCTTCTTGCTTCGTTCAACACCTGCCTGCATATCTTTCACAGGTGTGCCACTTTCCATGAGCCTGTCAGAATCAATAAGGACCATTCGCCTACTATCAAAAATTTCTGTTGCGTTTCTGCTGTATGCTATATCTAAATCCTTTAATTCTTCTATAGCATCATAGAAGATAGGTAATCCAAGACTTGAATCCTCATCTACACTATTTGCTTGTGGTGTCCGCAACACTCCATATAATCGTTTACCATCTAAGTTTGTGAGTCCTACATCTTCAAGTTCGCCTTTCCAAGGTGTCTCGTCTATGTCTATAGGCTTTCCTGTATCATTTGCATCTTTAGAAGCATAACAACGATTAGTTATCTGATACACATCTTCGATATAGCGATGATATTCAAGTTTTGTGTAGTATGTTCTACCATCCCCAGACACTTCCCTGTTGATAAACACAATACCTTGAATCTCTCCGTTACTCTCATCTGTTACAATAAAATCTTTAGGAGTTATAAGGTCTACACTCTTGCCGTTTGGTTTAAGTATTACGGTACCGTATGCACACGCAAATTCTGTCCAGTGCCTTATCTCTCCAAGCACCTTGTTAATTTGTTTCTGTAACCAGTCAGCTCTTGCACTACCGTCAACAGTTATTCCTATCGCCAATGTTGTAAGACGTCCCATTTCCGAGCAAACAGCTTTTGCAAAATTAACAGTCTTGATATGTTCATCATCATCTAACCAGTATGGCATACCTTTATATATATACATACATTTTTCTACTGTCCTCTGCATTTCCAAAGATGTTACAGTATTAACTTTAAAATCGTCTCTTGCCCTTTGTCTAAAAAGGGCACTTAATATCTCTTTCATTCTGCTTATTATACCCATCTATTCCACCGCTATCAGTTTAACGTTTCCGATTTTTGTTTCTATATTTCCTTGTATCAAATCGCCATTAATCGTAAGCCAAGCCCCACCATCATGGATAGATATTTTTTCTATATCCTCGATGCCTAACATTACATTTCCAATTTGTATACAAGTTACATCTTTTAGCTTTATCATCATTGTTTTTGTCTCCTTTATGCACTCTCGCCACGTCTCATACTCATTGGACTTGTCGCATACCTTAATGCATCAATAAAATGATCGTTGCCGTCTGGATAATCTGCCTTGATTTCTCCGTTTTCATCTACCTCATGCTCGTAGCTTATTACCTCTTCATACAGCCGTGGAGTTCTCGCAGGGTCTATGACTAATGTCCTGCACTGCAACCATTCATAAGAGTATTTACGACTACCTGGATATACGTTTGTTTTGTTTGCCACAAGTCCTGCATCTCTAAAGTCTAAGATGCTTTCTATCTCGTCAGCTCCACAACTAATACTATAGTCGTTGTATCCCTTACCTATAATCATCTGTGACATTGCAGTGTTGCGGATTTTTTGACCGCCCAACTCGTCTATGCACAAGATTTTTTGTGATGCAGGCATATATGCACATCTGACAAAAGCTTTCGGGTCTGGATAGTATCCCCAGTCCTGCCCTTGGTATATTTTTTCCTGCCTTGCTATTTCTTCGTCCGTGATCGTGCGGATTTCCAGAAGCTCAAAGATATTTGTTCCCAGTCCTACAGGGATTCCCAAATACTCATGCTTGTATGCACGTTCATTCGTTTCTTTTAAGTAGTCTGCATCGACATAGAACTGAGGTCCTAACCACTCCGCAGGAACCGTTGTATAATTGCTCTTATGCCTATAGCTGTCCTCTCTTGCTTCTGCTACATACTTATTTGCCCAATTATTTACACTGATTGGTGGGTTAAATGTCTTAAATACAACAAACTTAGGACCACCACGCAATATAGATTGCTGTACTGTTCGGATTTCTTCAATGCCTGCGAACTCGTCTAATTCCTCGAACCATAAATATTTTATATATCCTTTAGACACCTTTACAGACTTTGACTTTTTAGCTTTGTCAAGACCTCTGTACAGTATCTTTTGTCCTGTCGGCTTGTATGTGTGTTGCATAGGGCTTACAGACGATTCCCACAGATCAGAAACGCCTAACGCATCTATTGCCCATTCTATCTGTTCAAACACTGATGATCTGCAAGTATCTTTTACCTTTCGATAGACCGCGGCATTTGTAAATTCTCCGTTGGTTTCATCTTGCATCATGCCCAACACAATCTCCACGGACACAAACGAGGACTTACAAGAACCACGACCACCGTACAAATCATAATAGGTATGCTTGCCGTCTTGAATGTCCCAATGTACCCTATAAAAAGATGGGGCGATCACATCCGTCAAATTAACCATGCAACCGCTCCTTACTCTCTAGGAATATTATTTACTATTGTAATTCCCTCTGTCTTATTCTCTTCCTGCTTCTTGTCTGCATCCCAGTCTTTAAAATTATTTCTTAGTGCAAATTGTGCACCGTTCGAGCTGTCCTTGTGGAACAAACTTTCTTCCATTTGTTCTTCAACTCTGCTCTTCGCACGCGTGATGGTGTCGTAAAACTTATCACTGTCTTTTTTATGCTTTTGATAGTACAACAGATCACTTCTGCCACTAAATCCTAATGCAAGTGCTAATCCTGTTATCGTAGGATGCTTTCTGTCTAAGATAATTGGATACCCTTGTTTGTTGTACTGCTGTTCCCCATTAATGACTAATGGTTTACCCTCACAGCTTTCAAAGTATTCATCTATCTTCTTCTGCATTTCTTTTGCACTTTTATATTTAGGCGGTCTACCACCTGCTCCCATTGTCTCACGTCCTTTCGTTTGCATACACCTTTGTTGTCGGTCCTGCTGTCTTGTAATCATCACATACGGTCAAATATCTGTCTCTTATTAATGTCTTGCCATTATCCTTAGTGCAGTACATAATCCCTCTGTCATATAGTGTATTCTTGCATCCTGCACAGCACAGGCTTTTATCTTCCATCCTGCACCTCTTTCTTGTACTTACTGCATACACACATATGACTACACTTTATGTTTACCAGTACCACTTCTGTTTTGTTCTCTGGGATTGCTCTTCTCTTTGTCTCTGTCACGATCTCGCAGTACACGCAATCGTTACAGCAATTCTTTAGTTTGTTATTAATCAAAAAAAGACACCTCCCGACTATGGTTATTATCTAAGATAATTATACCATGGTGGAAAGTGTCTTTGTTTACACTCTTTTTATTCTTCTACAATATTTAGATTTACTCTGTGCCCCTTTGCATCACGATCTAGTGCATAAAAGCATGGATTCTCTTTTCCTTGTAGTACATCGTTTATTCCGTAGCAATGTCCCCATGCTGTCTCTACCATTAAATCTCCAAAACTGTTTTCATAAAACTTAAAACTATCGTTTTCTGGCAGTTCGACAATAAGTTCATCGTTTGCTTCTACCATTGGCACACCGTACGAGTACACAACTCTTTTCTCTCTTCCAAGCACTCCATAATTTGCATAAATTTTAAATTGATTTTTCATTTTTCAACACTCCTTTTCTTTTTGCTGATCTCCTTTAACTGTCTTTATTATACATAATATTTATGTATAAGTCAACACTTTTTAGATAAAATATTTTATTTTTTCATCGTCTGTTATTTCTATATCAATTACATCATCTACATTTTTTCTAAGCATACAACAAATAGCATTGAGACTTTTCATGTTTATTGGTTCTCCTCGCTTTATCTTTGCAAGCGTTCCCTCGCTTAAATACTTGTTTTTTCTTATTATATAAGAAGTATACCCTTTTTTCTTTAATTCTTCCTGCACATCTAATTTGTATTTTATCATCGTTTTTCCCTCCTTTTACATCATTATATCATACTCATAATTTTACATCAAGAATTTTATACATAAATTTTATGCACTTTTCTATTGACGTATGCATAGATTTTATGTATAATAAAAGTAAGTTAAGAGAACAAAGAAAACAAGAAAAGGAGAAAAGAAGATGAAAGAAGCAATCAAAAAATTAGAATCAAAAGGATACTACATTGACAATCAGTTTGACGGATGGTTCGGAACTTTTCCAGACAGATTTGAACTCCACAAAGGAGACGAGATCGTCATGGATAATTTATCAGAATCACAGGTTATTAGCTTAGCAGAGATTTTATAAGTCTCTGCTAGACAATTTAGGAGGTGTTATCATGAAATATTTTACAGCCAAAAACTTACAGGAACTTAGAAAAGAATACAAAAAATTAATGGTAGCCAACCACCCAGACAACGGCGGAGACGTTGTTACATGTCAAGAGATTACAGCCGAATACAAGAAACTGTTTGACATGTTCAAGGCAGGGCAGACACCAGAAGAAGAAAAGAAAAATACATTTGATTATAAGGCAGACGAAGCCTTAAGAAATGTAATCAATAATATTGTTTCTTTCGATGGTGTAAATATCGAGGTAGTAGGCTCTTGGATTTGGGTAGATGGTAATACATTCCCGTACAAAGAAGAGCTAAAGAAGTTAGGCTTTAAGTGGTCTAAGAATCGTAAAAAGTGGCACTTCTCAACTGAACCATCTGGAAAGTGGTATAAGAAGAAAATGTCTTTCGAGGATATTCAGAAAAAATATGGAAGCGAAAAAGTAAAGACTTCCAATGTTTCAAAAATTGCATAGTAAAAGAGATCTGGAAGAACTCAAAAGCTCCCAGATCTCTTTTTTATTATTATCTCGTAATCATATCCCATTATACCCAAAAAATCCTTTAAATCACTTAAGGATACTTTTTTATTATTAAATTTGTTGTTTAGCTGCTGCGGTGTTGACAATCCTAAGAGCTGTGACGCTTCTGTCATTGTCATGCCGTTCCTTTTTAGTAGTTCTTTGTAGATTTCTTTTAATTGCTTGTTGTCCTTGTAAGTAAAGTTTATATTGTATTCCATCAACCACACCTCTTTTCTGTTTTTAAATCATTATAATTTAAAATATATCATATGTCAAACGAAAAAAGTTTATTTTTACCATTGACATTTAAACTAAAATCATTTATACTCTAGTTAAAGATAAACGAAAAGCATTTAAAAGGGAGAAAAGAAGATGAAAGAATTAAGAAAAGAAATTGAAAAGTTAGTCGAAAATGAGGACTTCGTTTCCTACGAAGAATTTATTTACGAACTGGAAGAAGAAAAAGAAGAAGTTAAAAAATATCTCGAATGGAGAGCAAACGGTGGGAAGATGAACACTGAAACACTTCCAGACGGATATGTAGAAGCTTGTAAAAAGATTTTAGGAGGGATTGAAAATGAATAAAGTAATCGCAAGACACAAATTTTGGTTACATCAAACAGAATGTAATATTTCCACAGCTTATGTGGAAGTATTACACGAATACCAAACCGTTGTAATGTATATGGATGATTTTGAAGAAATTGATTCTTATACAACTTACAGCAGACAGAAAGCATTGGAACTCCATGAGACACTTGTTGAGCAGTGGAAAGATAGGCTTAATAAAAATCGTCTTGTCAAGGCTGATCGTGACAGTCTTGTAATACCTGCATAACATACACCACCCACCCCGGAGGTTACGAGGGTAGAAAAGGAGATAAAAATGGTAGAAATATTTGACAGAGAATTACCCGATGATTGTAAAAAAGCGATCACTGCACTAAAGAAATTAAAAGTGTACTTCGCTATGAATGATGATACAATTGATAACTTTGCTGATGTCTGGTTTCGTGTGCAGCATGAATGTGATATGTACGAAGAAATGCAAGATAGTAACGAATTGACCTATCAAAGTTACATCGGTGCTAAAAATTGGTTGGAGAAATGGAGACACTTATATATTAAATATGAAGACAAATAAAAGAAGCAGGAGGTTAGTCCTCTGCTTCTTCTTTTACATTTTTTAAATTGTCTTTTAACATCTGCACACACTCGTTGAATCCGTCACGTTTGCCGCATAGATACATATTGTGACCTCTGTAATCGTCCATAGGCGGTATTAATGTACATAGGGTATATAAATCTTGCTTATCCATGTTTAGCCATCCTTTCGTACATTTCGCAGGTACACGTTAGCCTGTTAACCTGTTGGCACTTTTCTAAATACATATTGTCCATTTCTTTTATGTCCTGCGGTGTCAATCCTGTTTCATTCTTAATCATGGATTGCAGGTCCTGCACAGTGACAAGACCTTTTTCGTAACATTCCTTTAGTTCGTTCATTTTATCAATCCATTTCCCAAGTCTGGTACCACCAAATCCAAATTGGTCGTGTAGTGCCATCGTGCCCAATAAAAGAAATGCTGTATAACTGCTATGTATTAACTTATCTGCATCCCTGCGATTCTTAACCCTGCGTTGTTGTGCAGGTGCTTGTCTGTTATTAAAGTATTTACCGTTCATTTATATTACCTCTTTTCGTTCTTAAACAGCCTGCTCCTGTCTTTGGTTTTTTCGGTGTGTTGTCTAATATTTCCTTGATAACAGCTTCTATTTCCTTTTTAGGCTCAATCTTATTAATATCTGGTCGTTTCCAAGCTCTTACACTGTTTACAAGTGCTAAAGATGGACTGTCATTTTCTTTTATCTTGTTATTCATTTATAACGCTCCTTTATAATTCGATAACCCTTTGTCCTCTGTCGTACTGACTGAGTATTTTTTCCAGTGTCTCTCCTGCTTTTGCTCTTGTTGTACATTTTTTAATAGTATATAGATGATCTAGTGTTTCTCCTATAACTTCGTATCCGTCAAATACTTTTTTGACATAGATTCTAATAACCTGTTGTGTATTTATAGCCATTGTCTCACTAATTCTTATTAACATGTAAGTCCTCACTTTCTCCCCAGTCTAGCCGATTTCCACACTCACAAACTTCTGTCCATTCCGCTACATAGCTTTTACATTTAGGACATCTGTATAACGCCACGTCTTTCCCTTTAAGGCTTTTGTGCCGTTCTCTTATCGGCAGACTGTGTAATATTTCTCCCATGTGTTCATAATCTTCTAACGTCATTGTAATCGTATCTCTTGCTTTAGCGGACTGGCAGAAACCACTGACTACCAGTCCTAAGAAAACACCAATGATAACAAGTAAGATTTTTAGTATCATTCTTTCAGTTCCTCTTCTTCTAACATCTTTTTATAGTTTTCCTCTACCTCTTTATTAGTAGCTACTCCATAGGCAATTTTGTTCGTTATACAAGGTTCTTGATTTTTAAAAATACAAACAGGGCATACTCTTTTACGGCAATAATCATCTAAATCTTTTTCCTGTTTTCTTCTTTTTGGATTCATGTCACAGGTCATTGTTGCAATAACTATCCCTGTCTTTGTATCTGTCACTACCATTTTTGCTTTTTCAGAACGATAATAAGTATTTGATTCTAACGCTCCGACATCCATCTTGTTTTCATTGATTGTCTTTTCTATGCTTTCTAAAAAACACTGTGCTACCTGCTCCGCTATTGTCATAGTCGTTCTCCTTTTCAATCTCCCATTTACCGTAGTAACCTTTTGTCATTTCCTTTAGCTGTGTCAGTGCCATGATGAAATTTTCAAGTTCGCAGGTATCCGTAAAATTTATTATCACTTCACTGCCTGTTTCTTCTTCCATGGTAACTGGTCCACCAACAGTTCTCCTAAAATTTAATGTTACGTGCAAACTATTGTGTTTTTCTGTTCTCATGCTTGTTCTGATACAGTCCACATTTTTATCAGCTCGATTTGAATATATTTTCATTCTCCCACCTCTAAATCTTTCGCAAGCTTGAATCCTGTTCTACCAACATTTCTAAGATTCTCTTTAATCAGTGCCTTTTTCGGTGTCCTGTTTCTGTCGTACCAGTTCCAATCGTTATCCTCTCTTGCTTTTATCTTTGCTTCATAACTTTTCTCATACCGGTATTCTTCTTTTGCCATCTCTAAGCAAGCAATCATGTAATCTATTTGTTTGATAACATCCATGTTAATTTCCTCCTATTTGACAAAGTAAGGCTTTATATCTGTAACTTTTGAAAAGGTCGGTTTCATGCCGTTTTCTTCGATGAACTTAACAACCAGATCATTTATATCTTCTTCACATTTTTTATACGCTTCTTCGTTTTCTATATCTTCTATATACCAATCATCAGCAAGTTCTCCAACCTCGTCACATACAGCATTGTGTAAATCGTCGAGTATGATTGCTAGGTTTACCCGTCTTATATCCGTTTCTTCTACTCTTCCAATCCAAATTGCTGTTTCTGCCTTACGCCCCATATCTTTAGCATCTGCAATACATTCTTGTATTGTATTAAAATCTCCCCAGTAATTATTACTATATGGTTCGTCTGCCCATGCGTAGCTCATGTTATCACTCCTTTACCACATAAGTTGTCCATTTTCTGTTACCTTAAATTCTCTTTGCCCTGCAACATTCTTATCTTCTATCCACCACAGAAATACTTCTTCTCCAGATTCCCACTGTGTAGGGAGATTCTTTGCTTTTCTTGCTTCTAACATCCTGTCAAATGCTCTGATATAATTTAGTTTGAATGTTGGAAAGTCGTAAAATTCCTTTAATCTTCCTTTTCTGCCTGCCATTGGGCAACCGATGCATCCAACTCTTTTATATCCACATTGATACAGTTCATTAGTGCATATATGTTCTTGATCTATGTAATTCCATATATCTTTCTCTTTCCAGTCAACAATAGGATTTACGGTCATTTTTGCTTTCTGCATGCACAATTCCGTGATTCTTCTTTTGGAATCATTATCATTGCTAAGCATTACTGTATTGAATTTTTCTGCTGTCTTTTTACTACTTCCGATTCTTTCGAACTCATCCCACATATTTTTTCGTTTTGTGCTTTCGTCCCATCTAACACCTGTTGCAATATATCTTCCATTGGCATTGTTTTCCTTAAGTTCTTGACAACAATATCTTACTAACCGTGTAGGTGGCATAAGTTTCTTAGGAATGAGATTCCACATTGTGATTCTGGTTCCGTCTGGCTTCCTTGGATAGTTAATACTGCACTTTATCCCCCCCCTCTTCCAATTTCTTGAAATTATCACGAACGTGCCACACTGTTTGTGGTGCATCCGCTGTGGTGTGACTGTGCTGTACTTCAAAAGGAACTCCAGAACGTTTGAATAGTTCTAACAATACATCTGAGTCCTTGCCACCGCTGTATGTGCAGATAAGTGGCTGTTTGTAATATTCAAGACTCATTTCTGATGCTGTTTTGATTCTTTCTATTGCTTTTTGTTCTAAGTCCATTGATACTCCTTTACTTCATCATGCTTCTGTACGGCTCAAAAAAATCTTCTTTTAATACGTGATTTCCACAAAACCTACAATAGTCCAATCTTTCTACCCTCATGTCCTCTTTTCTCTGTATATACTTAGTTTTAAAATCGAATCCTGTTAATAATTTTTTACACGATTTGCAAATTGCAACTGGTTCTAAGTAACATTCTTTATTCATCTACAAAGTCCTCTATCTCTTTCCATGCAATAACTCTATCATTGCTATAGTACTTTGCCTTTTTGGCTGTTGCATTTCTCCATCCGCAGGAATCATGCCATGTTCTGTTTACGCAACCGCCTTTTATAGTTACTAAAACGTCTTTGTTATCTTCTGGCAGATCAGCAGGATTCTTTCTTAAGTCATGCCATCTATACTTTTCTTTGTATTTCCTAAACTCTTTCACCTCTTCCAACCAGTCTGCAAGTTGATAATGCTCTTCCGCACAATCTAAGTATTTTCTGCCCTCGCAGCTTGGAAATAATTCAACGCTTTTTGTTGCCATTTCTTCTCCCTCACTTTCTATAAAATAAATTTTCTAATAAATCTATCTGCATACTGCGGATGAATCATGCTGCGTTCTGTTTGTCTTGATCGCCCACTACCTTTTACATGTGCTATTGTTTTTCTTTCAACATATTCTAATGGTTCAAAAACTAAATTGTTCTTAGGTTCTACATTGATAAAGAAATACTGTGTAGGCTTTTTATAGTAATCTCCATCCTTTGTCCTGTCCTTATCTACAATCGTTGGTTTTATGCACCAATACATTGTTAGATAATGCGGTGCTGTATACGGATTTTCTATAATCAACCTTATATTTTTTCTTTCACAAACTATCACAAGTTCTGATATTCTTTTGTAATACTCATTCAATTCATCATGTAGATTCATTGCATATTCAAGTTTCTGAATATCATCCCAGTTCTTTTGCTGAAACATTTGACCCCTAAATGCTAAAGGGATTCTAGCTTCAAATCTTGTACATGGGAAAAATGCTATCACAATATCTTCGCTTTTTATCTTATCGAAAATACTTTGCTTGCCCTGGTACCCCCCCCTCTATTTCTTTAAACAAATCAATAACATAATCCGTCTCATTAAATTCATTCTGAATATCATAATCAAATGCTTCTACACCATTCTTTTTGAAAGCATTTTTGAATGTCCCGGATTGTTCAAATAATAAATGTGCTATCATTCTCTTTCCTCGCAATCTACATTAAAGATGTACTTAAGGATTCTTTCTTTTCCTACTGCTTCGATTGCATCAACCAAAACATCTCTTGATGTAAACCTAACTGTACCCTGTATTTTTGCTGTAGCCCATGTATCGCAAATAAGTCTTTTCTCATCTTCTTCACATCGAATCAAATAACAACGATTGGCAAATGCTGTGCCATTGTGCTCCCTTGCATACCGTTCAAGTTCAACTTCTACTTTTCTTTTCTCTATAGCAAATACTATTTCTTTTTCAGTAAGAAATACGTTTCCAAGATTCCATCTTGCATTATCGTATTCGTCATCATCCCAAACTGCATTTATAATATCTCCAACGCTATCCAAATAAAAATAACGTGTCCCAATTTCTGGTTTCTTTACCTTTACACCCTGTTCCTTGTCTGCTTCTTCTCCATTCATCTTCTTTAAAAGTCTGTAAAAATCCTGCTGTTCTGATTCTGTAAGGTTCTTAATATCCATATTTCCACTTCCTTTTCCTGTTTAGTCCTCTTTATTTTTTAAATAATCTTCTATGGCTCTATCTAAATAGCTATTGCTGATAAGCCAATTGTCAATGTATACTGTTTTGTTTTGCTTGTTATATACTAATAAAATTTTCACTCTAACGTCTTTTAATGTTATCTTCAATATAAGTGCATCTGTATTATTGCTTGATTCTTCAACAGCTATAACTGTTTCTTGTGTAAGTTGATTTAGCTGACTTGTAATATGCTGTAAACACGTTTCTTTGCAAATTACTTTGTTCCATGTTGGTTTCAAACATCTAATAGTTGTCTGCATATCATTTCTTTCGTCAGTATTTGTCAAAATAAAACAATCGTCTAATTCTTTTATTTCTTCTCCGCTTATAATTGCTTTTGTTTCTATGTTATAAATTTGCATTTTTACTCCTTTACCGTTCATTCTCTCCCCTGCCGTTAATAGCAGGGGAAATCATGACTTATACAACAAATAATTAAAGAGTTTTGTTGCTTATGCGTTGCGAGGATTCTTATTTAATTGTTCGTGTGGTATATAAAAATCCTGCTGTGCAACAAGCCTTTTCTGGCTTGAGTCTCTGCCTAATAAGATGAAAAATGAAAAAATCTGAAAAATACAAAAACATTATTTATAGTTTCGTTAGGCAGAGACTCAAGCCAGAAAAAAAGCTATTTAGTTACTAAACTTCTGTAAATTCTCCATCAATTAATTTGTACATCGTGTCTTCTTTGATTCTCTCTCCATCCACATACTCTGTCTTTACACATTTAGGAACATACATACCTTTCTCATAGCTGTATTTCCATTCCGCAAGAGTAATCCAACTTCCTTTTTTAGCACTTACGCAACTATCATCCCCTGCACAACAAATAACACTGTCGTATCCTGTGCTTTTAATCTGTGCGGAGTATCCAGAGCTACCAATCTTTGCGGAGTATCCAGAGCTACCAATCTTTGCGGAGTATCCAGAGCTACCAATCTGTGCGTAGTCCCCAGAGCTACCAATCTGTGCGTAGTCCCCAGAGCTACCAATCTTTGCGGAGTATCCAGAGCTACCAATCTTTGCGTAGTCCCCAGAGCTACCAATCTTTGCGTAGTCCCCAGAGCTACCAATCTTTGCGGAGTATCCAGAGCTACCAATCTTTGCGGAGTTCCCAGAGCTACCAATCTTTGCGGAGTATCCAGAGCTACCAATCTTTGCGGAGTTCCCAGAGCTACCAATCTGTGCGTAGTCCCCAGAGCTACCAATCTTTGCGGAGTCCCCAGAGCTACCAATCTTTGCGGAGTTCCCAGAGTCTGGTTTCTCTGTCTGTGTTTTCTCAATCACAAAATCAACGCAAGTTTTAACAAATCCTGCAAAAGAAAACTTTGCTCCAACTTTAAGCTTTGTTGTGCAATATTTGATATTATCGTCTGTTTTTACCTCTGCATCGTCTGGTGCTTCTACTTCCGCAAAATCCGAAAATTCTCCGTTATCGTCTACCAGATCATAATAATTAAGAACATCGAATGGATTTTTGCAGAAGTGCATACCTCTATGGCATGGAACCGCCTTTTCTTCCTCGAAAACTTCATTTTCTTTGTACTGTTTGTCTTTACAAATTAATCCTTTGTCAAATGCCTTATAACCTTTCATTTTTTCATGTCTCCTTTTCTATTTCCAATAACCAGAATGTGACGTTACATGAACAAATCTTCGTTCGTGTTGCTTCTTTTTGAATCGACTTTGCCGAATCTCTTCTTTGACTTCTTCCACTAATTCATCTTCCCAGAATCTAACAAGATAACCAGGTACTCCATAAATTGCTCCACATTTCTGTACATGTAGCTTCTTAACTACCTTTTCTTTGACAACTTGTTTGCGAAACTCTTTTGTGTACTCTCTCCGCTTTGCTTCGATACCGTATTTTTTCCACTTGAAGATGCTTGATGGGTCTACTCCGTATTTTTTAGCAATGGAAGTAACCTCTTTCGTTTCTTCTACTTCTTTAAGGATTTTTCTCTTAAGAGCTTTGCTTATTTTTTTATACCCCATCTTTAGCCACCTTTCTGTAGATTGCCACGTTTCTGTCCGTCAAACTGTCGTGTCGTTTGCCACATACCTCAATACGTCCGTCATGTACTAACTCTGTCAATCGTGGTTGTACCTGCTGCCTTGTCGGTTCTAATACTTTTTTGTGCTTATACAATACCGTTGCAATCTCTCGTGCTGTCATAGCTCCATATTCGAGCTGTTCCAAAATCAAGATATGTATTGCTTCTTTATTAACTTTTTTGTGTGATTCTCTTCTGGTTTGTTTAGTAATGGAAGAGCTTCGTAAAGCTATCTCATTACTAAAAAAACTCATTTGATGCATTTCCCATCACTCCTTACTCTAATTGTTTCTGCATTAACTGCTTCTCTAAGCTGTCAAAATCATAATCTCTTTCGCACTCTAAGACACTTGCAGGATTCCGCTGTGGTTCTGGTGGTTTTTCGTAGTTCTCGTCCAGATAATCCACGTAACCAGAATTAAAGAATGTACTTCCGTTCTGTGGTTTTCTCCACGAAGCATCTTTTTCTAATCCGTCCAGATACCGCTTCAATGCCCTTTGTATCTCTTCTTCTCCTATCTGGTACAACACTTTTTTCTTTGCATCGGATACCTGCCCTTTACCACGTTTATTCGGGTACTTTTTCCAAAGTCTTTCAAAGCAATCAATGAAAGCTTTTTTGTTCGACTTTTCGCAATTTTCTTTTGATTTCTCGCAAGTTTCCTTTGCTTTTTCCTCTGTTTGTTCCATTTTTCGTTCCACCGGTTGTTCCATTTTTGTTCCATTTTTAACTACCGTGTTTTCCTCAGTAGTTGTTTCTGCAACTTGTCCACAATCTATGTACTCTTGATACCCAATCACTGTGTATATCGTGTATTTATTTGTACTTTTTGTGGATATGTACCCAGTGTCCTTTAGTTTCTTTAGTGCTGTTCGGACCTGCGATTCTGTTAAGCCTGTCTCTGCACTGATTCTTGTTATAGAAGAAACAAATTGCCCTGCCTTGATTTCTCTGCCACAGTACCGCTTGTCCTCTAAATTTGTATGTAGCAGGCAGTGGTAAAACAATCTAAATACATTTGTGTTTTCATACCATTCCCAGTCTGTATTTATATTTATGTTCATTCACTGCCCTCCTACATTTATTTATCGTTATCCTCATGAATAGTAATTTCTATCCTTGGATTTTTTCGAATCTACTCTAAAGTGGTCTATGAATCCTAGTACATACCTCTGTCCGTCTCCGGGGAATGTTCCAGATTCTACTAGACTGTCTAAGACAAATTTCTTAGCAAATGCAACATTGTCTGGATCACGTCTTTTATTTTTTTCATACCATGTAATCTCAACGATCACTGGGAAATTCAATTTCTTTTTGCGTAACCATAACGGTATGCTGTATTTACAGATTCTTTGATTCTTTTTCTTGCAGTCAGCACCTTTATATGCGTTAGTCCTGCATGATCGTGTATAATCGTTTAATCCGTCCAGTCTGCCTTGAATCGTATATGTTACAGCCATGACTTGCCAAACTCCTTTATAAACTCTTCTCTCGTGCCTATCTTTTCTTCAAATGCCTTTTGTGCCATCTTCTTATACATAAGGTCATATCTGGCATTTAAATGTGCGGATTGTTTACCGCCTGTATGGTGTTCGTGGCACAACGGAATCACTAAGTTATACTTATCAGCTTTCTTCCTGTTTGCTGTCCCATGTAAACAGTGGTGTATCTCTACATAAGGACTTCCACATAATTTACAATGTTCCATATCATCAACGATGATTGACTTTTTCTTTCTCAATCTTAAGTCCCCACCTTTCTTCCATTTCTTTTATCTCCTGCGGTGTCGCTGTTTCTATACCTAATGCCTTTGCTTCCTGCACCGTTCCTTTTATCAATTCAGACATTTCTTTCGTATCGTATGTGTGGCTTCCTCTCATAACAATATTGATTCTAAAAATCTTTCCTGCCGTATTGATTGTCGTCTGCGTTGTTGGTTGTAGGTGACAAAACTCTACGTCATAAGCTTCTATATCATCATCTAACGGAATAGTTATCAGCTTTCCGTTTATCTTTTCATACTGCCCATATTCCGCTATCATTTTGTTTTTTATAAACACCTTGCTACAATCCATTACTTCTGCGATTTTTCCAACTAATACATGAAAGTATGCATTGGCATCTAAACTCCTGCCCTCACGGTACTGAACAACTTTAAGCCGACATTCTTTATCTTTCAGTCGGTCATATTCCCCTCGTATGTCTTTTTCACATACAAGGGAAATAACCTGCTTACCGCTTTCAAAATCAATGGATATATCATGGATTCTTGCTTTAGTTTCCATCTAATCAGCTCCAAATCTTTCTTACGTTAGCCTTGTCTTTGTTGGCTACAATGTACTGATATTCTCCCTCGGTAATTTCTGAAATGGATTTGTGATGATAAGATGCAAGAATCTTGTTAATATCAAATGCCATTTCATCGCATAAACCTAAAAGTGTGTCCTGCTTGATTTTTGAAATCTTCATAGCTCTGATTGCTTCTGCGTTGTTATCGTCTGCCTGCTTGTCCTCTCTTGCTTTGCGTTCTTTTTGATTTTCGTCCGTATCAGCATCTTTTGTATCATCCAGTAAGAAGATTCCATTTAAGGCATACTTACGTGCATAAGATGATGCTGTACCTGTTATCTGAGAATCATCCACTCCTTTTTTATTAAGTGCTTCTCTTGCGAGTGCTGATGTTTCTACCCATTCTCCAGTTTCGGTGTCCCATACCTTTACAGTAGCCTTTACATACACACGATCTCCTACCGCCTGCACATCATCTGTTATGTACATTGACATTTTGTTTTCTGCTAGAAGCGGTTTAACCGCTTCTAGGATTCCCTCTGCGTTTCTGTATTTGTAATTTCCAAAAGAATTGTACAGATTCTTAGGTGCTTTTAATGTCGTTTGTATGTGCATCATTTTTTCATGTATTCCCATGTTATCTATCTCCCCTCTGGTTCATATTCTCCGTTATACAGAATTACGTTTCCCTGCTCGTCACACTCTTTCACGCTGCATACATCATCAAAACGAGCTTCTTTTAGTTCCTCTAATTCCTTTTTGAATTTTGGATTTCCTGTAAACACGTCCCACATATACTCTAGTAGCCATGTTTTATCTTCTTCATTGTTTCTTGCCTGCTTCCAGATATATTCTATTGCATCTTCTTCTGGGATTACTGTCCCATATTCGTTTGCATATCCTGTCACAATCATGACTACTCACACTCCTTTGCTTCTTTAATAATCTCTTCTACGTCAAATTCTTTTGGTACTGTTTCTTCCTGCTCATTTTCTTTAAGCATTGCAAAAAGTCTAAGCACACTTGCTGTATATGCTAAATTTTCAAAAATGGTTTCAATAGCATCGTTATTCGCCATTCTTTCATTTAAGATTGTATTTGCATTATCAAATGCTTCTTCTTTGTTGTATATCCATTCTTCATTATCTTGTCCGTAAAGTTTTACAATAAGTTTGCTATAAAACTCTGTCATGCCTGTTGCAATTTTTTTATCTGCTACCTTATTTTCCTCTTCTGTAAACCTTGGGTCTCTAGTTTCTTTCACTGCTTCAATAATTACTTTTCTTGCTGCATCCTTAAACTCTTTTTTTGTAATAATCATTGTCACATTCTCCTTTTCCTGTTATAATCGGTTTATAAACTTTTTTGTTAAGCACTTTAGACCTGCACGTCTGGGTGCTTTTTTTATTTCCATCCTTTACGCTCCATTTCGATTTCTGCCAGACCTGCGATTGTACAGACCGGCATGAATACAAACGGTGTGATTCCAAGACCTGTTAAAACAAGTCCCAAAACCATAATCATTGTTCCTGCTCTCACATCATTTCTCCTCTCAATGCTCTGTTTTCTTCTCTTTGTTTCCTTGCTCTCCATTTTTCAAACAACTCAGTGTCAAAGAAGATTGGGGAATTTTTCTTAGCACCTTTTTGTGCAAAGTCTTGTCCACGTTCCCGATAAGCTTCATCCAGAAACGACCTCGGGAACCCCATCTTGACGAGTTCTGACATTCTCATGATTGGCTTATCGTATTTCATACTCGCTCCTTTCTTACTCTTCGGATGATTCCTTGAATCTCTCCTGCATCTTCTGTTTTCTTTTCTTGTCTCTGTAGTTGCTAATCAGCACAATTACAATTTCTGTTGCAACAGTTCCAAAAGCTCCTACGAACAAACCAAGGTAATATGGCTGTATATACATCTACTCACTCTCCTATCTTGTCGATAAGTTCTTTTAACTCTTTAACCTCTTCATCCTGTTTGGTTAATCCAAACTTATCGCAATTCTTGTAAAGCATTTCTGCTATTTTCTTCAAAAGTTTCTTAGTTCTTTTTAACACCTACTCACTCTCCTCTAAAAAATAATCTACTGTCACGCCAAAGTAATCTGCTAATGTTTTAACGCTTTTTAATCCCGGTTTGATTCTTCCTGCTTTCCAGTCAGAAAACAAAGAACTTGTCATTCCTGTATCTTTTGATACTCGGTAGTCCGTAATACCTTTTTTATCTCTTAATTGACAATATCTTTCATAAACCAAATTTTTCACTCCTTTCTTCTTAAATCTATTGCTTTTATCTCGGTTTAGTGATATATTGTGATTAACGAATTATTTATCACTTGATTTAACGAGTCACTCGCCAAACCGACTCGCTTTTACCTCGCTCATCCGAGCTACAAGTGTATATTAGCACGTTCTGACGAGGTAGTCAAGGGTTTTATTTCGTTGTGTCGAATTATTTTTTATAAAAAGGGGCAACGCTATGTATGAAATTTTTGAAAAATTGTTAAAAGGACGTGGCATAACAGCCTATCGTTTTTGCAAAGACACAGGAGTTTCAACTTCTACAATCAGTACTTGGAAAAAGAAAAATTCCAAAATTGGTATGGATTTAGCAGAAACGATTTCAAATTATTTTGGAGTATCTATTGATTACCTCATGACAGGAAAGGAGGATGAACAGAAAGGAAAAGATAATACTGTCGATCTCAAGCAAAAATACAGGGAGCTTGAAGAACTTTTAAGAAGTGACTCAATGAAACCTGTTCGTTATGATGGTAAACCTGTCAATAACGATACGATAGATTTATTGCTAAAACAGATTGAGATTTCACTTGCAATGCTAAAAAAATAAACAGGAGGGTTATGTATGAGAAAAAATCAAATCAAAAATACAGTAAATGATTTGATTGAAACATACGGTACGAGAAATCCATATTTACTTGCTAGTTACCTTGACGTAACAATCCAGTATGGAGACTTAGGAGAACTACAAGGATGCTACATGAAAATATGGGATAAGAAATTTATTTATATCAACGATAGAATCGAGGATGATAAGCTAAGAGATACTGTTGTCGCTCATGAATTGGCACATAGTATTATGCACAATGAAGATTATTATTTTTTCAGTTATGGTAAACAGTTTCAATCAAACAAAACTGAAATTGAAGCTCACACATTCGCAGCGGAGCTTTTGATACCAGATGAAACGATTATCGAACATCCGGGGTATACGCTTGATCAATTATCATCGTTAACTGGATATGCTGAAAGATTAGTTAGCTTCAAGAGACTTTAATTTTTTCTTTTTTTGTTTTATTTTTTTCTTTTTAATTAAATATAAATATTAATTATTATAATACTATATAGGTTATATATAACTATAGTCTTTAGATACTATATATTTATATAAAAGAAAATAAAAATACACTAAAAATATTGTTTTGTCAATCACAAATTAAAAAAACTTTTTGTATGGTGCTAAAAACCGCATAAAACCGTTGTTTCTTGGACTTTTAAAAAAAGAAATGCATGGTTGATTGATATTTGCCTGTCATTTGCCTGCGATTTGCCTGTGATACTACTATGCAAAAAGTCCTACAAGCCGCATAAAACCGTGGGTTCTAGCCTGCGATTTGCCTGCTATTGTGGTTGTCACGTTGCTTGTTATACATTATAAGAGGAGGGATGTTACATGGCATTAATAACTTGTACTGAATGTGGGAAAGAGTTCTCTGAAAAAGCTTCTGCTTGTCCAAATTGTGGATGCCCAACAGAGGAAATCTTAAAAGAATTAGCTACTGTTTCTACTGCTGATAATGAAGTTCCGCGGTATGAAATTGATGAAAAAACGATTGATATTGCTATAGAAAAAGGTATTGTTAATGAACCTAGTGATTTAATTATCACAGCAGGTAAATATACAGATAGTGGTTTTCTTTCTACACTAACACATATACTTTATGTAGCAAAAGACAGCTTCTATTTATGCCGTTTTGATAAGGCAGAAGAGAATCCAAAAGAAGATATTCTTGTCAAACTGGATTATACAAATGATGCTATTAATCAGTTAACTTATGATTATGAAATGCGTAAATTTAACGGTAATTTGGGTTTTAATGCAAGCAAAATCAAAGCGGATAAAGACAGGTCTAGGGATGCTTACTATGAGATTTTGAAAAAGGTAGACAGCAAAAAAGCCGAAGATTTTTATAAGATTTTTTATCTGGATGCACCATACTGTCCTAAGTGTCACAGCTTGAATATAGGATATGAGTTTGTGCAGGACTCAGCTAAAACAAAGGGAAAGTCTGAGGTCCGTAAAAAGAGTGTTGTGACTCGTGCAGGTAACAGTCTGGGACGTGCAGGTATGATCGCAGCGACTGGCGGTCTGTGGGCATTAACACCTAAAAAGTCTAAATACAAAGAAAAGAAAGCATCTAAGACAGATATTAACAGTAAACAAATGGCAATTTGCCAAGACTGCGGTAAATCTTGGGAAGTTAAATAACAATAAAAAAGACCGTACCACGCCCGAATGTGGTACAGTCTCCAAAAACACTGTTTTTGATTTAATAAAGTCTAGCCAACTATTATTGTATCATTAACAGTGCGGTCACGCAAGGGTATAAAAAAAGAGCCACCGTGAAGACTAATAAGAATCGGTAACTCCTTTTTCCATAACATCGTTGGATTATAAAATATTAAATTATAGAAAGTTCATTTATATTGTAACACATCTATGTTATTTTTCAATCTTTTTAAAAACCACTCTTGCATAGCTGTTATTTTTGTACCCATTTTTAACTAATTTATAACTAAGGAGTGATACAATGGCAACAGCTAAATTTAAAAAAGGTAAAGACGGTTACTATTCTACTAACGTGTGGGATGGTACATACAAGGATAACGGTAAAAAACGATACAAACACCTGCGGTCCAAGAAAAGCTCTAAAGATTTAGAAAGAATCGTAAAGGAGTTTGAGCAACTAAGGGACCAACGGCAGGCAATGATTGACACCGATATACTATTTATTGATTATGCCAGACAGTGGAAAATCTTATATAAAGAATCTAACAGAGCTAACAATACCAATAAAATGTACGACAATGTAATTAACGTCCATTTTGACGGCATCAAATACGTTAAACTACAAGATATACAGCGGAGTCACTTACAATTGATTCTGAACGGTGCTAAAGGCAAATCGCGGACACAACAACAAATTGTTATGACATTCAAACAGATCCTGCACTCTGCTGTTTGTGATCGTATTTATTCCGCACAATCATTCGCAGATATATTTGACAACTTTGAATCTATAAATTACAAAGCAAAAGAAAAACGTCCTTTGACACCAGACGAACAGAGAGCCGTTTTTAAGGCAGATTTTAATTTAATGGATAAAATATATGTCTATATCATTTACGGCTGTGGATTGCGATGTGGAGAAGCCTTAGCACTAACAGAAGCAGACTTTGACCTAGAAGCACATACAGTATCTATCGACAAATCACACGACATATCAGATAACATACCAAAGAAAAAATCAGTGAAAAACATACAGAACGGAGAAAGAATATTGCCACTGCCAGATAACGTATTCGATACAATCTCTGGTTACATAGAACAACTCAGAAAAGATGGCAGGAAATACTTATTCATAAATCGTGATTACAAGCCTATGACAAAATCTGGTTTCCGCAGGATGTGGGGAAGAATTATAAAAGCAATGCAGGCGGTCAGTGAAAGTCCTATCGAAGATTTAACAAGCCACATCTTCCGTCACAACTACTGTACAAACTTATGTTACCAGTTCCCTAAGATTAGCATAAAAATGATTGCAAGGCTTGTGGGAGATTCTGAAAAGGTCGTTCTGGAAGTATACAACCACTTAATGTTAGAAAAAGAAGATAGTATATCCGCTGTAAATGATGCCTTAAATTTGGAACGAAAAGTGGAACAACCGATGGAACGAAAAATGGAACAACTAAATGAAATGGTATCTTAGATTTTTGGAACACGGATGGAACATTGGAACACGGATGGAACAAATACTTTCCTAAACTTTAGATACTTTCAGTTACTTTTGAGGGTGTGATTTTTGGATAGGTCATACCCTTAAAAACCGCATAAATACAAGAAAAGCACGGTATTTAGCCATTTGGCAACCGTGCTTTTTAAAGTGAGCGTGCGGGGATTCGAACCCCGGACAACTTGATTAAAAGTCAAGTGCTCTACCACCTGAGCTACACACCCTTATATAATTAAATTACTTCACCA